TAAGAGTTTGACATGCTTTTCCAAATAATGACAGGGCAAATATTCGGAGTATTCGGTGTATTTTTTAATTATTTAGATATCAGTACCTTGAACTGTGCTGAACTCTAATCCATCAGCATCAAAGAATGATCTAGATTCTGTGAATCCAAATTCGTCACCCACCTCGATGAGTGCATTATCTTGTGCATCAACTTGACTTATAGCAGCACCTGCATAGTGCTCTACGATCTTACTACCAAACTGTCCTCTTTGCACTAATAGATTAGTTCCGTTGATTTCTCTGATTCTAAACACTTCTGAGTTGATTTGTATATATGTGTTAGTAGACAGTGATGCAGCAGATGACACAGAGATGAGAGTTTGTTTGGTTGTTATCTCTGCTGTGATTGTGGTAGCAGTGTCATTGTTATAATCTTTGACTGCCTGTGGAACAACTGTATATCTTTGTGCCCTTGGTGCTTTGATAGCAGTAGAGTAATCGATTTGAACTTTTTTGATAACACCAGACTCGTCTGTTGGAACTTCAGTATAGAAGTATGTTTTTGCGACAAAATCTAGATCGTATTGTATAAATCTACGTGTAGAAAAATCACCTTCATATTCGTCCACAAAAGATACATTGGATAGTGTAAATGGTATATCTCTTTTTTCTTCTACACTCTCAAGCATATTGACTGTCACGTTGTATGATGGTTGAAAATGTGGTAATATTTGTTCTACAATTTGCAAGGCATCATCTTGTAATTTTGTAGCAAAACTCAATCTGAAACCAATCTCATATGGTACAGGTAAAAATATTTTTTTATGTTTTGTTTTATCAGATCCTTTACCAGTAAACTTTGTAATTGGTGATGATTTACGACTTGGATCATAAGCATATGACGTTATTTCAAATGATATTCTTGGTAAAGATATTGCGACATTATCATCAAAGTTTGCTTGTTGTTCTATCCTTGCAAGAAATCTTTGCATAGGACCGTAGGCAACAGGAACTTTGATTTGACTTATTGCTTTACCATCAGCAGCAAATTTCTTGATTTTTATATTGTTGAACAGTGTGCCAAAAGCGATAACTGTTTTTCTAATAGTCTCATTGTAAAAATAGTTTCCGAACATTATACTTCACCAAATGGATTTTTCTCTGTAAAGTCTAAGATGCTTGAAGAAGAGAGATCTTGTATCTCATCACTTGTTTCGTAAGCATCATCATCATTGTAGTCAATACTATCTAGGGTGTATACAGCAGTGCCATATCCAACATTTACAATGTTTTCACCAACTGCGAAGTCTCCAGATAGATTTCTTGCAAGCAAGGTATTTGTAGAAGTATCCCATTTAGTTACAAACGCTGTTGTGAGTGAAGATTCACCAGTGATGATTTCTCCATACTTGAATACACCACTACCAATGGTTGATGCAGCACCCACCGTGACGGAAGGAGCGACAGTATAACCATAACCAGCGTTAGTTACAATCACACTACTTACCTGATTAGTTGTTGTGTTGATTGTCGCTGTGGCAATACCTGTAAATCCACCTGCAGGTGCAGTGTCGAACGTCACAGTCGGTGGAGTAAAGTAACCTTGACCAATAAAGTTGAGTGTGACAGGACCTATGACACCATTAGTTCCAACTCCAGCTATTGCTGATGCTCCTGTTCCTTTTCCATCCTCAGTTACAAATTGAACATTAGGTATAAAGGTGTAACCTGCACCAGGATTCGTGATCTGTATACTCTCGACTCTTAGTGACTTGAAGTTACGTGTTCCAGTAGTAGATGTAATTGCCACAGCAGTAGCAGTCACTCCTCCCACAGGTGGTTCAATAATAATTGTAGGTGCATTAGTGTAACCTGTTCCACCATTTACAATATCAATTTTGTGAACACCACCATCAACAAGACTTGCTGATGCTGTTGCTCTTGCACCTGCATCTCCTAGAATCATTGTTACGTTGTAACCCTCATCATCAAAGTCATCGTCTATCTCACTAACACCAGTATTGATAACCTCATCACTGTACTCGAATGGTTCACAAGTAAGTTCATATGTATAGGTATCTCTTAGCATGTAGAAATTTTCAATATCATTTACATACTTAATTTCAAATATTATATCTCTGAGTGGGAAATACATGAGATCTCCCTCAAACGGTCTTTTTTGATCTGTTGCTCTACCTGTAGGACCTACTGCAGCACTTGGAAACTTCCACAATAATGGAGCGATAGAGTTCTCATATCTATCCGAAGATATTATAATCTTCATTTCTGCTGTAGATCTTACACCAAATTTTGTAAGTAAATTATATCCAGCATCAAACCCTTCATATGATGATATGTAACCCTCTATTGGGAATGATCTATCAAATTTGGAACTTGTAATTTCACGCATCACACTGGCATCTTTTACAAGAACACGAGGCATATAGATAAACTCTATGCCATGCATTCTTATCTGTTCATTAGATAGTTCTTGTAAAAGAGTTTGCTCCCCTTTACTTCCTTGTAGAAAAAACGGGTTTAGTGCCACTATCCTATACCATAAGTGTCGATATATTTTTTATATCTGATGTGTTTAAGTTGTTTTCTTAATGGGTTCACGTCACCATCAATAGTTTTTATATCTTGTATAAGATCTGTTGGACTTACAGGTTTGCCAACTGCTCTTAGACCTTCAATGAATTGTTTGTATGTTTTCATTATCCTATAAAGTCTAGTGGTGGTAATTCGTACTCGGTGCTCATCTTTCCTTCTAGATCTTGTATTTCTTGAACACCATCATCGTATATTGCTCTACCATTCAACTCTATGCCACCTGGTAATTTGACTCCTTGAAACTTGATAAGATTTTGACCCCATTGTTTCTTCAACTTTGCTGTAAAATATCTTTTGACCCACCTGTCATTATACACCTTCGTGTATGTGTCGGGATCTAAAACTCTATAGCATTGTATAATGAGATAATCATCTTCTTTCATACTACTATAATCAGAATCAATATACAGTCTATTCTGTCTTCTATTGAATCTTATTTGTTTATCAGGATGTAAGATGAAATCTATATCTTCAAGATATCTCTTGGTCTGAGTGTAACTCAATAGTTCCATTGAACTAAAGTAATATATCTCGTTCAAAAATAACTGATATGTTATGTTGAACATGTTTGATGCTATCGCACGACTGTCAACCTTCCATACTTTCTCAATACCTATAACTGCATCTGGTATTTGAATAAAGTTTTGTGTCTCTTCAAAATCAAAAGTAGTAGCACCTATACCTGTGATGTTGACACTTGAACCTGTGGTAGTTGTGATACCAAGCGATGTCTCACGACCAGGTGCACTTGTCGCTTGTATTGTATCTGTAAAGTCTTTTGTTATTTTATGCTTGAGATACATCAACTCAACACCGTCATAGTGACGATCTTGATATAGTGTTATAGTATCATCTAAAGCATCTTCAATCTGCTCTTCAGCAACATTGATTTCAAGCACGGGAGCACCTAGTTGTCTCTTACCGTAATCTATGAGGTCTTGTCTGGAAGCTATTGCCATGTTCTTATTTATCGAGTGATTACAATATCAAAGTTGTCACCTGCAGTCAGACCTGAGACAGGATTAATAATCGTGACTGATGGATTTCCTAATGAATAATCTGTGCCGACTTCCATAAAAATACCATTTAGATATACTTGTGTATTATCTGCTGTAGTGCTTGTATCTGTTGCAGTAAACTTTGTCTGTCCTTCATCTGCAGTGAAAAATTCTTCAGCATTAGCATTCATGATACAAAGTTCATCACCTTTTTTTGCTGCAGTCGTCAATACAACAGGAGATCCAGCAGTGTAGTCAACACCACGTCTAAGTAGCACACCGTTTAGATAGCAGTGAAATTTATTTTGTGCAGCTTGTTCACCTGTGATTGTGAATGTGGTGTCACCTTGTGATGCTGTAAATTGTCTTTCATCAACTGTGTATCCATAACCTACTTTTGTAACAACTCTTGTTCCTACATCAAGACCCTGATTGAATACAATCTGTTGAGTGCCAGATAACTGGAAGTCAAATGATGCACCTGCACCTACTCTTCCTCTGACACCATTGAAGAAAACCTCGACAGGATATGTTTTGGTGCCATCATCGTGTTTGTTAGGGAGAGTAAACGTTGTTTGACCTGCTGTAGCAGTGTAACCGTTCTGAGATATAGTTGTCGCTGTGCCTGATCCACTTTCTGCTGTGACGAACGAGAGCGTACCAGCTCCATCCGTAGCAAGCACCTGCCCATTACTGCCATCATCAGCAATAAGAGGGAAGGTGTACCCACCAATGGTAGATAAACCAACCGTATTGATTTGATTTATCTTCGCTACATTTAGAGTCTTTGTGGATGGGTTGTAATTATATGATGAGTCTACTCTTATAAATCTATTTCCAGTCGATCCAGATACAAATGTAGGGAACCTTGTGGCATTTGTGCTATCAGCAGAGACACCTACAGATGCAGCAGCACCAGCTGAGATTGCTCCCACTGAAATCCACTTAGTATCTGTTCCGTCAGATGATAATAATTGTCCATTAGAACCAAAACCACCATCACCATCAAGCACCTGTGCTTCAAACTTTACGTTGCCACTAAAAGTTGTGACACCCGAAACACTTACATTATCTAAGTTAGTATGTCCATCTACATCAATATATCCAGATAAATCTAAGTTACCATTTAAGTCTGAATTACCGTCTACCTGTAAACTTTGTGCTAATACGTTCTCAGTCGATAAACCAACTTCTCTTACTGTTGTTCCGACTCCAACACCTGCTTGACCTGCTGCAATGAATACTTTACCATCTGCAGTGTTGATTGCAAATTCCCCTAAGTCCAGTGTAGAGGGGTAATGAGGGACTTTGCCAGCGACACTAGATCGCTTTATTTTAATCTTTGGATTTGCCATTCTGGTATCTACCTATAGTAACTGTATGTACAGTCCAGATTATTTATGTTATAATTAGTTGTAGGGAATATTATGAACAACAAAACACTTGTCGTGCTCACGGGACCGCAAGGTTCGGGCAACCACCTCTGGTCTAAAATTCTGTCGCTACACCAAGATGTATTTGGTTGGAAAACATTGCTGAACAATTATTGGGAGGCACATCGTTTTAGCGAACCCTTTGCAGAGTATTGGAGAGATCCAAATCTACTGCATAAATTCGATTGGTCGCAGGGTCAATATTTTTTTACTTCTATTAGTATCCCACTTGGCATAGAAAGTAAAGGGACGAAGTGGAGTCCAAACGTGGTGCAGTTTTGCACAAATGCTCAAGCCTTGGGAATCAAAACCAAGGTATTAGTCATAGGTAGGGATCAAACAATACTTCAAAATCAACAAAAAAGAATACGAGAAGAATCTACCACAAGACATTTCCTAGATCAATTACCTAAATTCAACAATCCAACTTTCCTAAGTTACGAGTTGTTATATTTGTATAAACAAGAGTATTTGAAAACATTAGACATAGGAATACCAATAGCATGGTATGATGAGAGAGTAAATGAAATATTAGAACAAGATGCGAATTCAAAGTATATCAGATATGTCAAAGAGTCTCCTCTTGACGATGGTAATAAAACTGGAGTTCCCTTTCACTGGAACCCGAATACACCATCTACGCCCATTCTAAAAGACACTGATCATGCCTATGATGAGGGATCGAATGGAAAATGCTGCTAAAGTTTGGAAGTATGCACTCGGATCATTCTCAGACGACAGAACAAAAGAATATGACAATCACGTACTTGTGGTACGGTCTATTATATTCTTTACCTACCTTATTACTAATTGCTTTATTGTTA